CGCAACTGGCCCCCTTGACGCGCACTCCGCACTTCGCTAACGTCCTGCCGGGCTAGTTCAGGGACAAGGCGTGAGCGATACCGCTCCTGTGCGTCTGGGGCCAACTCCTTCAACCTTTGCGGGTGGCGGACGGCGCCGGGCAGGCAGCCGGTCTGCGTGTTGCGGACTGGGCGCCTTGAATTGGCCTTAATATATTTAAGATATGGCTTTTACAGTTTCAGAGAAGTTGGTTATGGCGCGTGACGGTGCGTCATATGACGTCAGCAAGTACACGGAAGGCGTGGACTATGTTTCGAGGAGGGCCTTTAAGGGTGTGCGCAGGATGTTCAGGAAGGGCTTTCTTGGGGCCCAGGAGCCTGCCAGCGAGGCAGAGCAGGATCATATCGGTGAACCCACCGAAATGGTCGTCTTGACCGTCGTGGATCCCAGTCTTGTCGAGCACAAGCAGGATAAGCCACCGATCATAGTCCGGGTGGAGACGCCCATCGTGGAGCGGCCGGCCAACCTGGATGGCAACGTGAGGACGGCACGGGTCGTGAGGAAGTATACCAACCAGCGTTTTGTAGAGACGGACACTTTGGGAAGAGTGTTTGTCGGAGAGAAGGGTAACATGATCAAGTTACAGCAACTCATAAACGTGAAGGATGGTGTTCTTTACCTTCACAATCGTACTTAACCACTAAGGACGATCTTAACCTGTACTTGACGTTGACTCCGCCGTTACCCCTTCGGGCCGTCGGCCCGACCCTTCGGGGTAACGTAGAAGTTAAACAATTCCGGTAAGAAGAAACCGGAGTCTGAGCATAGTACCCCCAAGACTGAGCGTTAGCCGCCTAGAATTGGGGGTAGTGCTCAAATGAAGCGTCACACTTCCGTACAAGTGTCACCGTCGCATCGCATATCACAGTCTCTGCCCATGGCTACCCGTTCAGCCTAGCATTGTCTCTATCGCGGACGACTGTGCAGCACTCACTGATTCTTGAACACCAGTGATCTTTAATCTCGGTCAAGAGGCATACCGAGAACCATGTCTTCACCTGTGGGTCCGTATTTCAGGTTGACCAGCGGCTACGCGGCGCTCCCTATGTTGGGGCGCAGCACGAACATTCCAAACCAGCCCGAACATGTCAACACCTGACGACCAAAAAAATCGCATCATCCACAAAATTCTCAACCAACCCCTGACGGAGCATCCGCTCCTGCCCCTGCCGGACAAGAAGCAGCGCCAGCAGATGATTGAGAACGTCGGGCCTGAGGAGGTCATGCGCCTCTTTGAGATGCGGGAGCAGCGCGTCAGGGCGGAGCAGGCGGATCCCCACCGGTACGGGACGGAGCTGGAGTGCTGGAAGGATGCTGACAAGATCCTTAACGCTCATGCCGAGCTTCTCGTCCTTGGCGGGAACCGGGCGGGGAAGACTGAGTACGCTGCCAAACGGATGGCTCAGGCCTTCATCGGGACTGATCTTAACGGGCACTGCCCGGAGTGGGTGGGCGAGAAGTTCAAGAAGCGAGGCGTGAACATCTGGTGCCTGCATCAGTCCAACGCCACCAGCGTGGCAATGCAGCAGAACGTCTTCCACAAGTACCTGCCGACCGAACTCAAGGAGGCCAAGCGTACCCGGACTACGCACGTGAGCTGGACCCAGAAAAACGGGTTCTCCGACAACACGGCCGTCTACAACGGGAACCAGATCTGGTTCATGAACTACATGCAGGACATCAAGGTTGTGGAAGGTGGCGAGGTGGACTTTGTGTGGTGCGATGAGCTTGTGCCCGCAGACTGGCTTGAGACCCTGCGCTACCGGCTCGTCACCCGAAACGGGAAGCTGCTTGTGACCTTTACCCCAATTCAGGGGTACACCCAGGTGGTCAAGGAGTTCATCTCAACCTCGAGGATCAAGGAGTGGAAGGAGAGTGAGCTTCTGCCCAACAACAACGTCATCGGCGTTCCCCGCGGTTACATGCCCTACATGGCAGAAGGCGTGTACGGGAAACACGGCTGCGTCTGGTTTCACTCGAAACTGAACCCGTACAACAACTGGGACCGGATGTGCCAAACCCTGTCCGGACGCAGCACCAATGAGATCAAGATCCGGGCTTATGGCTGGGCAGACCAAACCGCTGGCAGTCAGTTTCCTTTGTTTGGTGACGCAAACATCTTTTCCGACAGTGTTACAGAACTTGTGCCAGAAGGGACAAACTACATGGTGGCTGATCCAGCCGGTGCCCGAAACTGGTTCATGCTTTGGGCCAGAGTGGACACCCATGGCACAATCTGGGTCTATCGAGAGTGGCCTGACCAAAGCTACGGGGAATGGGCTCTTCCCAGCGACAAGGCTGACGGCAGGGCGGGCCCGGCACAAAGGAGTGGAGCCGGCCGCGGAGTCAACGAGTACACTGAACTGGTCTGGTCTTTAGAAACCCATGCTGACAAACGTGAGGAAATTGCAGAACGCTACATCGACCCGAGAAGCGCAGGCACGGAGGCTACGACGAAGGAGGGTGGCATCACGCTGCTTGACCTGCTCATGGACGCTTCTGAACCGCTGTATTTTCAGCCTGCCGCAAGCGTTTCAGTGGATGAACGTGTTTTGATCATTAACGATCTTTTGTGCTTTAACCGTGAAGCGGATATCGACATCAAAACAAATCATCCACGGTTAATGGTGCATGAAAGCTGTCAGAACTTGATTTACTCTCTCAGGGAGTGGACCGGACACGACGGCCAGAAGGGGGCCTGCAAAGATCCGATTGACGCTTTGGGCTACCTTGTGGTAATGCAACCTCGCCACATATCTTCTTTAACTTCTAGGGAGTGGCAAAAGTTTAATAAGTGCGGCAGTTATTAAAGTTATGCTCAACACCAACACGGACGTTTTAGCCATTGCGTCAAAGAACCCACATGTTGGGGAGCTCTTGAGCGAATACAACCGGGCGATGATCAACTCCTCCCAAGGGAATCTGATCACCAAATTCGACAACATCCGGTTCTGCCGGTGGCCTGGTCAGACTGACGACGGCAAAAAGCACTCAGAGAACCGCTCCGAGGGAGACCCGGCATGGCCCTTCGAGGGTGCCTCTGACGTCCGCACCCGGTTGATCGACGCTACCTGCAATGAGTTGACCACCCTGCTTGTTGGGGCCTTCCAGAAGGCTGAACTCAAGGCCATCGGCAACGAGCTTAACGACATGACGGTCTCCCAGCTTGGGACAACTTTGCTACGCTGGATCCGGGACTGCAAAATGCCCCAGCAGCTCTACAAGGAGGCCACTCTAGCGGCCCAGTACGCCCTTCAGTACGGCTGGAGCGCCTTCTTCGTAGGCTGGCAGCAGAACATCAGCAAGCGGTCGCAGCGCGTCACCATGGAGAATATCGTGGGTTTGGCGCAGCAGTCTGGCAGTCAGGTGCTAATGGAGCTTCCGCAGCTCATAATCAACGATCCGGAACAGGCTGCCGAGATCCTCAAGACCGGCATGCCGACACTTTCCAACACTGACGCCAAGCGGATGGTGCGTGAACTGGCAGAAACTGGCGAAACCACCGCCGATGAGGAGTACGTCAGCAAGAATCTGCCCGAAATTGTGGCTCTAAAGCCCTGGGATGAGATCATTTTCCCTCCGGAGACCGCAGATTTGCAGCGTTCCCGCGTGATTTTCCGCCGGACTTGGATGTCCGAGGTCGAATTGCGTGAAAAAATCACGACTGAAGGCTGGAATCCGGACTGGGTGGAGCGTGCGTTGCAGCAGTTGGGTAAATCCAGCTCCTACTACAACATCAACCTGCTCCCGACTACCACCATGATGGTTTACAACGGTGTAAACTACATGAACATGGTTGAAGTGGTGTACTGCTACACCAAGAGCCTCGATGGCAACGCTCCGGCCATCTACTACACCGTCATCTGCCCGCAGGCAGCCTCAAACCGGCTCTCAGACGGCGATTCTTGGGCCATCCACGAGCGCTTGGACTACGCCCATGGCGAGTATCCCTTTGTGGAGTTCCGTCGCGAGCAGATCCGCCGGGCGATCACTGACACCCGCGGGATCCCGGAGCTTGCCAGCACCGATCAGGATGAGATCAAGGCCCAGCACGACTCCATCCGCGACCACACAGCATTCTCGACGCTGCCTCCCATCAAGGTGGTTAAGCGTATCGGCGCCATCAACAAGATCGGCCCAGGCGTGTCCCTTCCGGTCACCAACCAGAACGACTACACGTTCATGGAGCCGCCGGCCCGTGAACCCACCGTGGCGTTTAACCTCATCCAGCGTGTTGAGGCTCAGCATGCAGCCTACTTTGGCACCAACAATGGGAACGTGAACCCCATGACCACCCAGTTCCTTCAGCAGGCACTGGTCAACTCGTGGCTGCTCTCGTGGCGCTCCGTCTTCCGGCAGATGTTTGCACTCTGCTGCCAGTACATGGCGCCCGAGGAGATCCAACGGATCACCGGTGGCACACTGCCGCAAAACCTGTCTGAGATCCACAACGAGTTCGACATCAACGTCCGCTTCGACGTGATGAATCTGGACAAGGAGTACATCGCCCAGAAGGTGGACTTCCTGACCAAGATCAAGCAGATGGACACCGGTGGCGTGCTTAACGCCAACAGGATCACCGAGATGCTCATTCAGGCCATCGCTCCGGAGATGGCGTCCGAGCTCATCCTCAACCAAGAGCAGGCGTCCCAGAAGATGTTCAAGGACGTACAGACTGACATCGGGATGATGTTGCTTGGAAACGAGGCGCTGTACCAAGAAAACGATCCCGCGGCGCAGACGAAACTTCAGTTTGCCCAGCAGGTTATGCAGAGTAATCCCAAGGCTCAGGCTGCTCTTCAGCAGGATCAAATCTTCCAGCAACTCTTCCAGAACTACGTTAAGAACTTGCAGATGAGCGTCATGCAGCAGCAGAACGCCCAGATCGGCAGGCTTGGCGTGACACCGATGCAACCGCAGCCCGGACAATGACACAGAAAGAACGCGCAGCTTACGGCTTTGCCGGCAAGAACCACATCTGGGATCAAATTATTGAAACGATCCAGCAAATGCAGGAACAAATGTGGATTCACGCAATCAGCAATAACGTAAAAGGAGAAGACCGTATTCACGCTTGCGGTCAGGCGGATGGCGTAAATCTGGTTTATTCCACGCTTTTAACACTTAGACAGGAAGCATTGAAATTAAATGGCTTGACTGAAGAAAAAGATTTGGCATAACGCTAATAACGGCCCTTCCAGCGTTACTGGATTGTAATTAAAGGCACTTGCGACCTTAACCGCATGAACGAACAAGAAATTGGATCACAGCCTGACGCCGGGAGTCAGGAGGCAGCAGAAAATCCCGTTGCTCAAAAACTCGGTTTAATGGACGAAAGGGATCTCAGTCATCTCTTGAAATCCAGCTTCCTTGACGAGGAGGAGGCAGCTCCGGCCACACAGGAGCAGGAACCGGAACAGGCAGTGGATTCCTCTGGCGAGGACGATCAGCTTGCGGACGACGATTCCGAACAGCACGACAGCAGTTCTTTGACAAAGGGCGTCCAGAAGCGCATCAGCAAACTTGTTGCTGCGAAGAAGGCTGCCCAATCGGAATTAGAAGCGCAAAGAGCACAACTTGCGCAGCTCCAGCAGGAATTGGAGACAGTTAAGTCTTCTGTTCCGGCAAAGCATCAAGACCAAAGCGAATTTGTTGAAAAGCTCGAATCCTTTGAACAGGTAAAAGCTGAATACGACAAAGCGATTGAGGTTTTGATGTGGTGTGAGGATAACCCGGATGGAGGTTCAATCGTTTTGCCAGATGGCACCGAACATGAGCTTTCCGACAGGGAAGTCCGATCCATGAAGCGCACAGCTCTTAAGCGCAAAGAGGTCGAGTTGCCCGCCAGACTGAACTACCTGCAACAGCAGGCACAGGCAGACTCGCAGACAATGACCGACTTCCCTTGGTGGGGAAAACAGGAAACTGAAGAGTTTCGTGTTGCCCAGCAGATCATCCGAGACTTCCCGGAGCTTAAAAAGCGCAGGGCAGACTGGAAGCATCTGACGGGCCTGATGGTGCTCGGGGCAAAGGCATACGTTGAGGCAAAGGCGAAAGCAAAGTCGCCGCAACAGCCGATACGCCGCGCCCCCGCACAGCCCGGAGCAACCAAGGCGCCACCGGCAACAACCGGAAATTCCGATGCGTCAAAAGCAAAACAGCAGTTTGCAAAAACTGGTGGCAGTCGTGATGGGCTAACTGACCTAGTCAAAGCAATGAACTTCGTTTAGTTCACGCAGTAAAACGCAGTAACTCACTCACTCTTATGGCTTCTCTAACTGAACCTAATCTCTCCGGTCGCGGTAAACGCGAGGACCTCATGGACATGATCGCCTTGGTGGACGCCAAGGACACGCCGTTCACGTCCATGGCCAAGAAGGGCTCCAAGCCCGGCAACATGTACTTCCGCTGGCAGTCCGACAGCTTGCCGACTCCTCAGGTTGGCGGCACGCCGGACGGTCTTGACGTGAACCTCACGACCGGCGTCAGCAACTACGTTGTTGGCTACCGCTCTGAGCTCGCCAACTACGCGCAGATCTACCGCCGCGCTGTCCGCGTGTCCAAGCTGACGCAGGACATCGCTGACGTGGCTGGTGTGCGTGATGAGCTGGCTGACAACGTCGCCAAGGCCATCACCGGCATCAAGCGTGACATGGAAGTCACGATGACCTCGAACCAGGTCTCCCAACTCGACACTGGCGACCAGACCACTGCGTACCGCACCGCGGGGGCGCAGACCTGGATCAGCAACGCCGGCACCGGCACGCCTACTCCCGGCGACATTCCTTCCATCTTCCGCACTCCGACGACTTCGATCGTTGGGACCGGAACTGCGTTGGGAACGTCCCTGACGGACGCGGTTGTGCAGGGCCTGCTCAAGTCGATCTTTGACCAGACCGGTCACTACACCAGCTTCGACTGCATCGTCGGGACGGACCTCAAGCGTGCCTTCACCGGCCTGCTGGGGACGACCTCCCTGACGACCACCTCGACCGTTGGCGTGACTGGCGCCGGTGCAACGAAGGTGCAGACCTTCCAGCGTGACGCAGCCGCGGACACCTACATCCAGAGCTTGGATGTGTTCCAGGGCGATTTCGGCACGGTGCGCTTGCATCCGACGACCTTCATCGGCACTGTCGGTGGCAGTCCGTTCGTGTGGACGCCCACTCCCTACAAGGGCTTGGTGCTCGACATGAACCTCCTCGAAGTCCGTTACGGTGGCAACGTCGCTCAGGTGACTCCGCTCACCGACAACGGCGGTGGCCCCGGCCGCCTCGTTGAGGCTGTTGCTGGTCTGGTTGTCGGGAACCCGCTGGGTCTCGGCAAGTTCGATTACAACGCGGCCTAGTAGCTTCCTCCGCGACACCTGCGTGGTCTGACCTTGTTGGGCTAAAAGTGGTGTGACTAGCTGGAGAGACAGCTTCCTCGGCAACTGAGATGAAACGTTGTGGTGAACGCACACCGG